AACGAGAACCAGTAGAAATCCAATCAGTAACTTCTGTTGGATTCTCTTCCCTTAGATCAAACGCAACTGGTAGACCAGCCTTTTTATTGATCATGGATCTCAAGTCGGCATTGGTAATCTTACCCGGTTTTGCACCTTTTGCCATTTAAAAACTCCGTATGTAAGGGCATCTGTACGCCATGCCCAACCTGCGCGTCAATAATGTTTTAGCGTTCTATTGAAAAACGCACCCAGTTATGGGAAGGCTATCATGCGCTCTGCTGAAGCAGCGCATCAAATGCAGCCTTGACCTGATCACCGCTCTCGCTTGCAGAGTACTTCTCTACGCCAGTGCTGTCATCAGTTGATTCGCCCTCAAGCCACTCGTCAAGCATACGACCAACCTCTTCAGGGGTCTTACGGTCAAAGAGTGTATTGAAGTCAGGAATATTGTCAAGCATCTCTCGACAACGGTCGGCTCCACCAATTGCATCATCACAAAGTGGTGAAGTCCGGCGACGTGGAGTGATGGTAGTCTGTGGGTATGAAGCACCCGCAGGCTTGCCGTACTTGATAAGCAGGTCAGTACCGTCCTGAATATCGGTGATATCGCCGTACTCAGGGTTTAGCACAAGCTCCAACAACTGCTGGTAAGCCATCTTACCAAAGCCCCAGATGCGAACACCCTTTTCCTCCTCGCCGCGAACGAGGACAGGAGCAAAGAAACGTTGGCGTGCCATAAGGTTCTTCGCCATCTTAATGGAATCCTCAGTACCCTCGTTGAAGAGGTTACGGATGAAATCATCAAGTGGATCATCTTCACCAAAGTTACGCTTTGGAGAGAGGAATCCATTGTTGTTTCCAAGATTGTAGTGGAACCAGTAATCCTTGAAGGGATCACCGTCCGCAGTTGGGACAATACGAATAGTCTGTTCGCCATCCTGTGGCTTCCAGAAAATATTCTTCTTTGAGCCGCCACCCTTGCTTTGAAGAGCAGCAAGCTTCTCACGCATCTTGTTCATATTAATAGCCATTTTATTTCTCCTATTGGTTAAAGTCAGGGCAGCGAATATCCTGCCCTGCTGTTAATGCTTTTATCAAGCAGTGGTGGTTGTGTCAAACGAAAAATCAAACTTTCGCACATCGCCACTAACAGTGTTCCAGTTAAAGGTCCGGAAACCCTTGCTGTCGATATCCCAGACCAACTCCATACCATTGGTAAGAGTGCGGGTCTTGCCGGTGCCCTTAACATTCTCGGTAAGGACATTGGCAGGGAGATCCCCAACCTTCACAAAACGAATCTGTCGCTGAGATCCGTCCTTCTTGCTGTACATAGCTTCATATGCTGTCGTAGTCATTTTTCCTCCTTTTGGATGTTTGGTGTGTGAAACAAAGTCAACACATAGTTATCTTCGTATGAAGAAGAGTAAATTGCATAAGACGATTTACAATTCTCCATTTCCAATGAGCTTACTTGCCCATTAATCGTTTTTAGTAGCTTTCCGCTTGAAAGCAAGTCGCTCTCTCGCAGAAGGTAAAAGTAATTCTTTTCTCTGATTGTGTCAAGATTAAAAAATGATTTTTCTTCTACTGTCTCAAAATCAACAGTGCCTAGCGTAGTTATCCGACAAGTCTCTTTTGGTTTACCTATCTTACCCATTACTGGATCTGATTTCTGCAAAACGTTTATCATATGATAATTCCACACAATAAAGTCATTAATCTTGTCGAAGTAACCAATAATCGGTATGTCACCTAATATATCTTCAATCATTTCATTGTCAAGTAAAATTATTCTTTCAAAAATGGCAGACCTTGCGTATTCCTGCATCACGCCAAAGCAAGCACGATGCATTTTAAGCTTAACATCTTCAATCTGCGTCATATTTGGCCTGATATACAGGACCGTAATCTTACATCCCTCTAGTTGGTGCAAAATTCTTAGGGACGCGCCAGCAATGTTGCTTGCACCACTTAAAATAAGAGTAACATCACCTTCGATCTCGGAAAAAAAGTCTTTTAGATCAGGAACATTGGCTTCGTACTCTTCGGGATGCTCAAAATGCGGAAAATTAAAGCCGTTTTCTTCTTCACAACCAGAATCAATGTAGTAAACAGTGTATTGTGGGTACACGGAAAGCTTTTTTGCGATAGCGCATCCGGGTTTGCCAAGACCAATAACGTTCATGAAATCCTCAGTCCTAATGTATCTTGTTTCTGCTTAATTTGCAACTACTTTTTAGATCAAATGCCATTTTTTGAGCCAACCATGAACTTACCGTACCTTGTGTTGGCGAATATGTCCTTGAATTCGTCAACTCGATGTTCTTCGTCGGGATGCACATCTAAGACAATCTCATCATGAATAATAAAAGCAATCCTACTCTTGCAGTCTTCCAATACCTTATCAAGCTTTATCGCTTGTTCCATAACAATATCAGAAGTAGTGCTTTGGATTAAATAGTTCAGTGCTTTTCTTTCATCTACCTCTATAGTTCTGTTGAATGGCGTTACCACATGTCTGCCATTCCAGTGCTTTTTCACAAGTGCATTGCGATCATAGAAGCGATTTGGCAAAGAATCAGTGGAACTTGGGTTATAAAGCCAAGAAAAGAAGCGTTTTTTAGCCTCTTCACGAGTGCCTGTGTTTTCGAAGACATTTACTCTATTCCACTCATGAATGTCTTCTGTAGGCTGTTCTGAGCCTGCGAGAGCCAACAAAGTTCGGACCTCTGCGCCGTTATAATCCAAGCTGAAATAAGAACCAACCGTAGGCTTGAGAACCGAACGCATCTCTTTTGGTAAGGTCAAAATAGGAAAACTATTCTTCATCGTTGTAAGTCTTCCCGTCTTGGTACCAAAAATATTGTATTGGCAGTAGGGTTTCACACTCTTGTACTTTTTCATCTGCTCACGAATAGATTTTCTATGCATCTGTGTCCTGAGGTTAGACCAAGAAAATTCAAGCTTTTGGTTAGCAATTTTGTGAGTCAACTTCTTAATGCCAAGAAGATGTTCATAGTTCTCTGGGCGAGCGTAGTTGTTGAACACGTATTCACAAATATTATTTTTGATCTCGCAGTAATCCTGTAAGAAGCTCGCAGGAACAAGATCATAAAAACATACTTCTTCTAATGAGATCTTCGCCTCTACAAAAGACCTAACAAAAGCTTTGAGTCTATTATTTATATAATCCCAATCTTGTCGCAAAGAATCAGGACAAACTGCATCGATACTTGTGCCGCAGTATAGCTGCGCATATTCAACTTCGACACCATCAAGGTAGGCAGCATAGCTCCACGTCACATCGCCATTTGAAATATGCTCTTGTACAATATCAGGAAAAATCAGACTACCTTCTTTGTACACACCAACACATTCTTGTTTGTCATCGAGAGTTTGAAAAATCAATTCTTCCTCAGTATATTGTAGTATTGATTGATTTCGCTGCGGCTTGTACTGCTCTGTCAAACTCGTCGCTACCTAAGTTCTTGTCCCTCAAACCAGACTCTAAACTTGTATAGGAGCGTGAACCTTTTAAAGCAACCAGCCCACGAAACTTGTACTGAATATACTCTACTGCCTTTCTGGTGTCAACTGCTCTTTCGAGATCTTGTGCATTTCTTATGATTTTCTCTAGCTCGTTCTGTGAATAATCGATTGGACTATTATAATTGCGAAGCCTTACATAAATTTCAATCCAATAGGAGTTTGGATAATTTAAATCAACCTCTTCTCTTGTTATCCTTCTTCTTTCAAGAACTGTAGTTGTTTTGCAACCACGAGTGTATGTGGTCTCTACTTCTTTAGGTCTTTGTGCGACCAAGCGATTATAAAGTATAATCATATTACTCTTTAAGAGACCGACGTCTTGAACAATTGCTTGTTGATAATATTCTTCAAACAAAGATGGAAGACCGGAATAATCTGGGAATCTATTAACAATATATTCTTTCATGAGCGAAGATTGTAGATTTGCAACCAACCGCCAAGGAACATTCTTGTCGATGTAGAATCCGTATTCAGATGCCAGATTTAAAAACAACTTCATTCTTGGGTTATCGATAAAGTTATCTTCTTTTTGTGGATCACTGCTGGCATCGAGGTTTGATATGTCTATTGCCAGAGCACTTGTAAGCAATGAACATTGTCTTGATAAAATGGTTGTTGAGAGAAGGGTGGGGAATCTATCTTTGGCAATGCCCAAGAACTCTCCAAAGCTGTTGACAAAATCTTCAAAGCCAAGAACCTCGTACCGAGTCCTGCCTTGCATGAACACGTTCCGTCTATAAGAATCGTAATAAGTTGTTAAGACCGTTCTAAATGTGTCGGCAGGATTTTCATATGCTCTATAAGCGTCGAAAGCTCCAATATACGGCTCAATTGTTCCATCTCTATTTTCCTGCGGCAAGCATCCATCATTTATCTTATTAGCTGCTGTTTGCCTTAGAGCGTTAAAAGCATCGGCTACAAAGTCAAAAACATAGAGAGTATTATCTCTGTGTGATGGTATAGAAACTAGTTTTGTGCCTCTCGGAACTATTGGGTTCTGAGTGCGGTCGATTCTTCCATAAAGAGTCGAATCAAAACTCCAGAAGTCTCTGACCATAGAATAATCTTCTGGGACACCGACATCAGGATTGAAGGCTCTTTCTTTGTAATCAGTTCTTTCTTCAAAAAGAAATTTAGAACCTTTATTGTTTGTTGCTAAAAAGTCTTCCGCCATTTAAAACCCA